ACCTTAATTTAATTAAATTTGCAGGAAAAGGATACTCTCTTGTTCCATCAGTTATATTAGTTTTCCATGTTGCTACATTATCATCAACTTGCGATTGTATTAACGATATAGCATCTTTAACTAAAGCAACTGCTAAACCAGTTTCTTTCATTCCTGTTCTATCCATAATTTCTTTTAATCTCATGATTTTGCCTTTTGTCTTGGTGCGTGAAACATAAACGCTTTATCATATGCATCTTTATAAGATGCTAATAAAGGTGTTAATGATTGAACTAGTTCATTATCTTCTTCTGTTATTGAATATTCTCCTAATTTAGCTTCTAATGATTTAATTGAAGCATATAAAGGTATTAAATATTCTAAATGGTCAGGAAAATACTTTACGCCACTTGAATTTGCATCTAAAGTTTCTCCATCTTCAGGTGATTCTTCTATAGGAACCACATTTAAATAATAAGCTTTCCATGTATTTGGATCTCCAGCTGAATCAGATGGTGATGGAAAAACACTTATTTCACCATTTTGATTAACAAAATAAGCTGGATTATATCTAGATGCATAATGAATACTTTGAGTATCAGTAACATCATAAATTAAATCAGCTCCAATTCTTCTACAATTTCTCCATGCATTTTCAGATCCACTTTCTCTTACTACATTAATAATTTGAGCAGTCCCTACAGAATACCCATTAGCAGATTGAGCATTAGTTACTCTTTGAAATAAATATGCATCTTGTGGTTTTATTGCAATCCACTTAAATGTTATATCTTTTACAGCATCTTGTATAAAATGATTTAACTGTAATAAAGTAGGTGATGTAGTAGTATCTAAAGAATACGTTATCATAGCTTGTACTCTTTCTTGAAAGGTAGCATTTGAACTTAAATCACTACCTCCAGTAGCTGTGCTATGTACAGCTATATCACTCGGTTGTTCACTTATATTTGCCATATAATTTCCTTAAAAAGAACCACTACCCTTCAACATAGAAAGGAAGCCTGAAAAATGCCAAAGGGCAGTAATTCTTATTTTTCATCCTTATATTGTGTTATTAACCACAAATTTCAGATTAACCATCTATATCATCTCCGTGAGCTGCGTCAGCTACAGATGAAGTAGCATACCATGAAGAACCATCAGTAAATATACTAATAGAGTCCCCAACTGTAGCACCACTTTTTAATATAACACCATCCTGAGATGTTGCTGTAGCGGCACCTGCGTCAGTTGTAGCCATTTCTTTATATATTACTGTATCTCCATCATTAGTAGCACCAGAATCTCCAGTTCCACCAGATGAAGTTAGTCCGTAAGCCATAATATGTACATCATTTGAATCAGCTGTTTGAATAACAAACTTAGCCTGCCAACCTGCAATACTAGTAGAAAGTTTAGGTAAGTTAATAGTGAAAGCAGAACTTTGATCAACCATGAACAATTTTCCAGAATCACCACTTCCTAAACTTGAAGCAGAACTAATTTGCTCAACAAATGAATATCCATAAGAAGGATGACTACCTATTTTAGCCATTATACCCTCCTTAAACTAGTTCTATGCTACAAGCATCTAGTCTTACAATATTCTCAGCGTGAGCAACACTCCAATCAACATTGAGAGCGACTGCTAAAGCACCAGTTGTATCTTTAGATGTTAATGATGCAGCTTCTATAACATGAGTAGCTCCTAAAGCATCAGTTCTAATGCTACCAAAAGCTTCCATAGTTCCTGCGGAACCTACTTTTGTTACATGAACATCAGCCCAAGTCCATATTATATCAGAGTCAGCAACATCAAGAGCAGCTCCACTAACAATAGCAGATCCACCAAAATTAAGAACTGGTGTTAATGTATCTGTACTGTTATTGTCAGTAACCGTGCAAAAAGCTTTGATTCTAACAATATGACCTACTTCTAGAGTATTCGCTGGAATACTATATGAAAATAAGTCAGCAGCGTCTGTTGTATTAGTATGTGTTGGTTGCGAAGCATTAGAGTATAACTTACGAGATATTGATGTATCAGCTCTATTTTGTCCGTACATTGGATTAGCCATTATTCATACCTCCTTTAAGACCAGTAAGCATGAGCTTCAGGCATCTGAAACTCCATACCGGCTTCTGTTTGAATTAAGTCAACTCTTCTGTCAACACCACTATTTTCTAAGGTTTGAACACCAACATAGACAGCAGTATCACGATTTAAGCCATTACCAACAAGAGGTCTGTATTTAACATGCTTCATGTTGATAGCTAACATCTTAATCTTGTGCCCATCAAGGTGAACATTACGAGCTACATTCATATCACCATAAGGTGTAGAAATAACAGTAATGTCAACTCCAAATGCCTTCTTCTTACCTGACATTGAGATCTCAGATCTTAAATTAGGTGAAACTTCGAGATTATTCGCAAAGTATCCACTTAATTTATGTAACCAGTTATAAGTAGCTGTATCTACAAAAAACAATGATGCATTAGCATTATTGTATCTTGGGTCAAGGAAGTTACTAAGATCATCTAAGAAATCATCTTGTGTTTTAGTAGCATGTGACAAGCTAAAAACATTACCATAATTTGAGATGAAATCAACAGCTCCTTGAGTATACCACTCACTACCGGAATCATATTGAGCTCCAAATAGGATACTTTGTTCAATATCCCATTTATGTTCTATCAACTTCTCTTTCCAGATACGAGCCCACTCATTTGGTTCATACTTTAGAACGGTAGCACGAGTTGTGTTATCCATTGCCATTGCAGTCTTCCAAATTTGTGTACGACCATAACCGGTTGAGAAAGGTTGATCTTTCCATGTTTCAGGATATCCACTACCCTGATCGTGCGCTGTACCAACAACATAACATCTCTTAGGTTCAAGGTAATTAGCTATTGAAAAGCCAGATACATCTACTCCATCTAGTGCATCATCGAATTTTGAGTAAGAAGCTAGCTCAAATGTGCTAGTTCCACTACCTTTTCTTACAACTTTACATTTTAATATAGCTGCTTCAGAAACACTAGCTACATCAACTTCTAATACCTGAACGACAAGATAATCGTCAGCTGAGGAGGCACTACTTGCAGATGAATCATCCCAAGAACCAGCTGTAACGCTAGTCATATAAGGGATTCGAACCATCTGACCTGCTAAAAAGAATTGAGGTTGTGTACCTGAATCGCCAGGAGATATTTCATTTGTAGATTGACCATAAACATTCTGGATATTACCAGCAGATTTATAATCTGAAATCATACAAAAATAATAAATATCACCAGCATCTACGTCACCATGAGTAACTGAAGCATTTCCACCTGCAAAACTTGTTGGTGCAGTTGTTCCATGATTACTTACATATGCATAACGCTTGTGAAAAGATCCACGTCTTTCTGTATACTTAAATTCAGGGTCATCAGTTGGTTTCTTAGCAATCTTAGATACTAACCTGAAGAAAGGGTCCTGAGCTATTGAAAGTTCAGATACTCTATCGCCAAAGTCATATTTACGTCTAAGATCACCAGTACTAATAGTTGATGACGCTGGACTAAGACCAGAAGGAGATGAGGATTCAGATAAACCTGATTCTAACTGAAATAAATCAGCCATCTTTTACTCCTATTATTTAATTAAGGCAGATGACTAAATAAGTTTACTTAGCCAAATACCGATTCTAATTCAGAGTCAAGTCCTACAATGGCGTCAAATACTGAATCGTCTGGGGATTGTTCTGTTGCTACACTACCAGCAGAAGCTAAAGAAGAAGGCTGCTCTTGCGTTTTACGCATTTGTTTAGCCATTTGTTCTCTAGTGCTATCGGCAATGTTAGCATCTCGATTTTCACGATTCTTTAAATAATAAATATCTTCTAATTCTAAAGATTTGGATTTAGCAAAATCAACAAAAGTTGACCACTCTTCATCAGACATATTATGTTTCTGTTTAAAAGCAGCTTCTTTTGTCAACCTCTGATTTTCAGCTTTTTGTCCTTGTAGAGCTTGATTAAGTCTACGCTGAACAATACCGTCTACAGTTGCTCCTAATACTTTAGCAGAATCAGAATCATTCTTACTAAAAGCTTCATCAGCATCGAATACAAAATCCTCAGGCAAGTTCAGTTTTTCTGACATTGTCTCTGGAGCTTGACCTCCACCCTCAAAATAAT